ATCGCCGCCCGGTCTCTGGCCTGCGCCAGCGCCCCGAAAGCGGAGAAGGCTCCGGACCCGGCGATGGCCGTTGTGGAGCGGCGCTGGAGGAGGCCAGCCGAGGCCGGGAAGCTCTCCGTCGCCGCAGCGGCAGTCGTGGAACGCTTCTGAAGGAAGGTCGGCGCTGCCGAGAAGGACTCAGTGGCCGTGGACGAGAGAGTGGAAGCGTCCTGAATCAGGGCTGCTGTGGCCGAGTTCGTGGACGAGAGATTCTGCTGGTAGAGCAGGAGGAGGGACAAGGTTCGCTCCTCCTGCCGAGGGCGTCAGTAGTCGGTTAGACCGGAAGCTCGGCCCAGATCAGCGAGAAGTCCATGGAGCCAACAGCGAGAGTCGCAGAGCACCCAAGAGCAAGATACGCGCCGGGGGAGACGATGATTGCGCCCTTCACGTCGTCCACGAGCACGCCGACGTTCAGGCCGGCGGTGGTGGTGACGTTGCCCAGAGACAGGGACGGAGCGATCAGGGTCGATGCCAGCGCGGCGGTGTTGGCGGTGTTGACCATGCCATAGGCGACAGCGCCAGAGTTGGCCTGCGAGTAGAGGTTGCGGGCCTGCGTCTGGGTGCCGGTGACGGCCACACCGCCTTGGTTGACTGCGTAGAACGAGAAGTCCACGGTGCCTGCGGTGGTGCCGGTGGTCCGGATGCCGTAGCGAGCCTGAAGGATCACGAGGTCCTTGCCGGAGCTTGCGGGGTTGTAGAGGCCGAAGATCGGCGTGCCTGCCGCACCGCCCGTGAACGCCGTGGCGGCGGTCTGGGTGGTCGAGGAAAGCGAGAACACCAGACCCGACTTGAGCATGGCGTGGTAGGGCGGAAGCGCCTCAGTGACCAGCAGTTCTCCCAGCAGGCCGGAAGGGGCGTTTGCGCCAGTGCCGCGAGAAGTCGGGAGAAGAGCGCCAGCCGGGGGCGGAGTCGGTGTCAGAGTGGCCATTGGGAGTCCTCAGTTGATGGGGTTTTGAGCCAGATATTCGCCGAGGACGGCCTCGGGGTCGTCGGCGGTGGGGCCAAGGCCGACCGCCTGATAATAGTTGTTCACGCGCATCAGAGCAACAAGCTGGGCCAGAAGCTCGGCCACGGACTGGCCGGATGCGCTGGGCGCGTCCAGACTGACCGACAACTGGCCGGACGGCGTGGTCTGGGCCTGACGAACGAAGCCGCCGGGGTCGACGCCGCCGATCAGGACCGGCGCGACAGAACTCTGCGCCGCTGTCAGGGTCGGGAACTGGGCGGAGGCGAAGGCGACCGTGGTCTTGCTATAGGTCACGTTATACTGGCCGACAGCATAACCTGCCGGAAGCGAGCCAGCGGCAATCTGGTTGCCGCTGTTGTCGGTCTGGACCCGGCGGGTCAGACCGTTGTAGTCCGTGCCACCCGCCAGCAGAGGGAAGGCCGTGGGCGCGGATCCGTGGGCGATGTTGCCGCCAACAGCGAGCATGCCCGCGACGTTCGCCGTGACAGGAGCCGTGCCGTTGATGAAGTTCAGGTTCGCCGCCTGAAGCGCCGTGAAGGGGGCAATGCGGAGGTAGGGAACGAGGACGGCCAGACCAGACGTATAGGTCGTGATCTGGGCGCGCACATAGCGGGCCATGGCGGGGAAGAGGAACTGCCCGTTGACCGATGTCGCTCCTAGCGCGACCTGCGGGGCCGAACTGACCACGCCCTGAAGCGTCTGCCACGTCTGGAGGTCGTTGGACTGGGTGAAGGTGATCGTCCCCGCCCAAGTGCCGACAATGGCCAGAGCGACGGACGCATATCCCGTCGTGTCAACGATGATCTGCTGGTTTGCGCCGCCGAAGGTGTAGGTCCCCGGAGAGAGCGCGTCGGAGACGACCGTCGCCCCAGAGGCGTCCAGCTTCGGAGGGTTGACGACCCGCACCGCCGCCGACTCCTTGGAGTCGGGGTTCATCAGGAGCTCGATCAGGCTCTGCCCGGCATAGTCACCATCACCGGAGCCGACGATGACCTGAGACAGGGGGCGCTCGTTCTCGGACGCAGACGCGATGACAGGGTCAACGACCGGTATACCCTTAGTCGCGACCGGAGCGCCATTGACCGCCTGAACGTCGACCGGGAAGCCGATGTTGGGGTCTATGGTCTGTCCGCCGACCTCCATCATGGCGACTGGCGCATTGCCCAGCGACGTGGCTGAATTGATGACGCCATAGGCCGTGCTGATCGACAGCGTGGTCGTCGGGCCGATTCCGCCGTTCAGGAACGAAAGCCGGACATAGTTCCCGTTCAGCGTCAGGGACCAGCCGAAGCCGACGCCCGCTGTGATCGGAAAGACAACCGGACGCAGAGGTTGGGTGCCTGCTGCGTCGATGAACTGACTCAGCGTCAGGGTGCCGCTCTGGTCCGACACCACGTCGATGGAGATCGCAGGCTGGGAGTCCCCGGCCTCGATTTCGCCCGTCCACGTCTGGCCCGCCGCAAGCTGCGTCGTGGTCGAGTTCAGGGTGCTGATGACGTAGTTGACCCGCGACAACATGACCGGCGCGGGGTTGGTCAGAGATACGTCACCGCCGTCCACGTCCACGTCACCGAGGACCAGCTTCATCCGCTGCATCTGCGCATTGCTGCGCGACGCATTGGTCTCGGTGTCGACGGTCGCGCCACCTGTGCCGGGATTGAGGACGACGCCGTCGGTCATGGGTTAGACGCCCGGAACGGTGAAGGTCAGAGAACTGATCTGGAGCGAGGCTCCGGAGGACAGCGCGACCGAGTTGAGGTTCATGTCGCAGCCGGAGGTTCCGACCGTGCCGTCGAACAGGGGCGTGGTGTGGTTGGCCTCCCAGCACCGGAACCAAGTCGCGGTGCCGGAGTTAGAGATGACCACGCTGCCGATGGCGTTGGCCGTGATCACGCCGTTGGTGATGCTTGAGGCGAAGGTCGCCGGGAGCGTGAACGTCGCCAGTGCGGTGACGCCCGGTGCGGTCTCGGGCGTTGCGGCCTGCGTCCCCGAGTAAATGTCAATGAAGCCGGTGTTGGCAAGAGGTGCCAGAGCCGTGGCTTGTGCCTGTGCGGCCACCAGCGAGATGTTCAGGTTCGATGCCATTTGAGATCCCGTGGTTCAGGGCGAGAGATACTGCAAAACGCCGCGATAGTCAAAGCGCCGCAATCTTGCGCCGAGCCTCTTCGAGTTGAAGCTGGCCCTTTTTGGTCAGCATGTCAGGGGGAAGCTGGCGCAAGTGGTATATGTAGGTGGCGAAACATCTGCAATTGTGCGTAATGATATTTTGTGTTACATACCAACCAGCTTCCGTTTGGAGATTGTAGACATGCCCAGACCAATGGTTCCGCTCGACCTCGACCACCTTTCCAAGCTGCGTGGAGAAGGGCTTTCCGTCGAAAAGATCGCCAAAATCATGGGCGTCAATCCTCGCACGCTCTGGGGCCGGATTTACAGTCAGAAGGTCTCGCTCGACACAGTCCCGAGATCCGCCCACAACCGAATCGACTTGCCCCCGGCGGAGGTTTGCCGGTTGCACTCGGAAGGGCGAAGCGTGCTCCAGATCGCCAGAGACTTTGACGTCTCCCGCGCCGTGGTTGTGCGCGCCATCAAAGAGGGCGGGCTGGTGCAACGAGGGCGCAGCGAGGCAAATTTGATTCGGATGGCGAGAGAGGGCGAGCAGGGGCGAAAGAAGCTGACCCAAGCCGCTCACGACGCCCTGCGCGGAACGCACAACTCCATGGAGACAAAAATCAAACGCGCGTCCCGCAGATCTACGCAAGTTGGTCAAGGAGAACTGGCCTTGATCGAGGCGCTTCGGGCGCGGGGTCATGCTGTCGAAGGTCAATGGCCGTGCGGCCCTTACAACATCGACGTCGCGTTCAGATCCATCGCCGTGGAACTGGTGACTGCCGCCGCTTCTTTTTTCAGCAAACCCAGCACGCCCGACCGCCGCAAACACGTCCGAGATTCGGGCTTTTGTTCCGTGATTGTCACGCTCAAGACCGAGGCCCATTTTCTCGCAAATCTCGACAACGTTGTCGCCTTCCTTGAGACAACCCAGCGCGACCCAACCCTTCGACGTAAGGACTGGGTGGTTCGGTGTTCCCTTAAGCCGGTTTCCAGACGACGTGACCATCTCAACCAAGTCGCCGACATACCAACGACGAAACGCGGCTTCTATACCGTCCGCGAATGGGATCTCTGAGTCTCCGGGGAAGCAAAAGGGCTCCTCGGCGACAGCCGTGACCTCGTCGTAGTAGCCTGCCTCGCCCTGCTGGACCAAGCCTCCCTTGGACGCCCACGATCCCCGGATCAGGTAGATCTGGCCGTCGCGCTCCTTGTGGTCTTCCCGATAGTTGTAGTTGATCTCGCGCCAATGGCTGTTCCATTTTACGGCAATAGCCCCTCCATCACTCGCAATGACTTGGTTTATGGAGGCGACCAATTTCGTCCCCTGATCCACCAAAACTCGGCGCTCCTCAAAGGGGAGCTGCGTGAGGGCCTTGCGCAGGGTCTTCTTTTCGTCGACCCGGTCGATGGTCTTTGACCCGCCGGTCGGGACGGACGAAGCCCAGCCGCTGAACCGTTGCAGGGTCTTCTCAATGGCCTGCGACCGATTGAGCCGGATCAGGTCGGCGCTGGCGAGGATCCGGCGGCGAAGCTCGTCGTGCAGCCGGGGGCGCAAGCTGTCGAGGGTGAACCGGCTCACGCCCGGATGATAACGCAGGGCTCCCGCGTTCTCGACCATGCGCTTGTAGATCGCGCCCATGGACGCCCGCAGTTGCTCCTCCATCCGCCAAGCTGGGGTCATGGACCGTTCCGCCGCCTGCCGGATCCGCTCCTGCCAATAGGCCATGCGCTCGGCGCTATCGTAGCCGTGCTTGGCGAAGTCGGCGATGGCCTGCGTGATCACGTCGTAGAAAGATTCATTCGCCATCGCTGATCACCTTTCGAGCGCCCGAGAGAAACAGATCGAGATGCGATTCCAGCCGGGCCGAGGCCACGAGTGACATCTCTTGCGCCAGCGACCAATAGCCCGCCGCGCAGCATTTGTGGAACTGGTCCAGCGTCAGGAGAAATTCCTGCATGGCCGCTTCGGCGGAAGTGAAATCCTCCCGGCTTGTCATTTTGTGTGAAAAAGAGAAAGAAAGTTCTTGCGTGTTGTGAGATATCCTCTAAGATCAAATTGTCCCTTGAGGAGGTTGTCATGTTCTCCCACCAAGAAATTCTCTCTGCGGAGTTGGCCCACGGGCTGGTTCGCAAAAGTCTAGCAGAGTTGCGGGTTTTGGCCAGAGGCCGCTGCGTGGTCGCCGCCGCCGCTCGTTCCCTGATCCACCACCGGAGCGCCCTGCTCCGGTCCATTGCCGCCTAGGAGGGCGCATCCCATGAAGATCCAAGTCTATGCTTTCAAGTGCTGGTTCAGCGAGTGCGAACCGGGCGTCAAGATGGTGCACTACGCGCCTTTCTCCGGAGCGCTTGGCCGGGAGTTTGTCGAGGTCAAGAACCTCGCAGAGATCGAGGAGGCGGAAAAGGCCTTCTCCGAGAAGATCAAGGGGCTTTGGGCCGGGTCCTACTTCGTCAAACACCGCCTCGTCCAAGGCGAAAAGGCCTTGCGCGGCTATCGCAAGCAGCGCTGGGCAGGGATTGAGGTCGAAGTCGAGGGATAAAAACAAACAAAACGTTTGACGTCGTCCGATTTAGCAGATATCTTGATTGCAGGTTTTCAGAGAAGGAGTTCTCACCATGTTGCAGCGTTTCTCCCCCGAAGGTTCCGTGATCGTCAAGGCCAAGGCGTCCAGCGCCGAGATCCACGCCTACGAGGTTTGCGGTCAGGCCTGCGCCATCGCCTACAGCGGCAAGTCCGCCAAGCCCGTCTGGTGGCTGAAGTTCAAGAGCCCCGAACGGCGCGAGGCCAAGGCGAAAGAGTTCTTCGCCCACGTCGCCGCCATCGAGGCTTGCAAGGCGGAGAAGAAAGCCAAGGAAAAGGCCGAACTGGCCAAGCCCCACGGCTTCAAGGTCGGCCAGTTGTTCCGTTGCTCTTGGGGTTACGAGCAGACCCAAGTGGACTATTACGAGGTCGTCGAACTGGTCGGCGTCCGGAGCGTCAAGGTTCGCAAGATCGCCGCCGAGCGGGAATATAGCCACGCCATGCAGGGCAAGGCTTACCCGGTCCCCGGCAAGTTCATAGGCGAGCCGATGGTCAAGCAGATCAGCCACGGGTCCTTCAAGATCGCCTTCTACGCGAGGGCTTACCCTTGCGCCGCCGGGGAGGGTTCTCACTTCTCCGAATACTACTGAAACAAAGAAATTGCTTGCACTTGTGGGGATATCCCCTAGAATGAAATTGCCTCCTCGGGTCAATCCGGATCCGGGCAGGCGGGGTAGCCGAGATGGCTCACAAAAGTCTGGAACTCTTGATGGCGGAAGTTCGCGAGCAAGCGAAATCCGCCTACGGCTGGGGGCTTAGGCACTTTGTCGCGCTCCAGCTTCGCAGCGGCGAATGGATCGCGGCCCACGCGGAAAGCGAGGAGCACGCCAAGGTTCTGGCCTCCCACTGGGTCGCCGAGTTCTGCGCCAAGGGGGCGTGGTGTTTCCGTTTGAAGGAAGAGGGGGCCGAGGCCCTGCCCTTCTGGATGGTCCTTGGGAAACATGAAGTGGAGGCGCTCGCATGATCAAGCACAGCTTGCCCGTTCTTGGTTGGAAGTCTTGGAAACTTGGCCGACGCCTACAGCTTCGAGGAACTGAACGCCTTGCGGATTGAAGTCGAGAGCGCACCAGAGAGCCGCAACCCGGCGCACTTGGCCGGTCGTTCAATCCTGATCTATTCCCCGGCGGCAATGCGCAAGCTCGACGCTCTCGCTTGGGCCGTCACCTACAAGCTCGCGGAAAGGAAAGCAGCATGACCAAGCACACCGCCAAATGTCCAGAGTGCGGTCAGGACTGGCATGCGTGGGCAGAGCGCCCCGATTGTCCCTGCCCGGATTGTGTGGCCCGTGCGCGCTTCTGCACAGCCGAGGCGTGGACGGTCTTGGGCATTGTCTCCCAGATCGGAACCCTGACGTTTGTGGCCCAAGCATGAAGATTCATGAGGTCATTGATCATTCGCAGGGGATCTGCACAGGATCCGCGACGCAGGTCCCCAGCCCGAAGCACATCTTTTTTGACTCGGAAGCCGACGCCCGGCGCTACATGGCGGACCGCCCGCATCTTCGGATGCAATACCTTTGGCGAGAATGGGGCGATCGAGACTTGTCCCTTCTCTGGATCGAGGATCTTCGGAAATAAACGATATCTGCTATTGACGCGGGTCATGATGCGGGATATCTTGATCGTAGGTTTTGAGAGAGGAGGCCGAGATGGCCAAGTTTGAAGTTTCCAAGTTCCTCGTTTTTCACCGCGACGTCAAGGGCGAGGCCGCAATGGGCTCGATCTGGCTCGCGTCTGGGGCCGCATACGACTGGATCAAAGTCTGGTCCGGGGAAAAGTTCCGGATCGTGATCTGCCACCCCTACCAGATGGGGAAAATGGTCCACGCACCTCGCGTTGTCGAGGCAGTCCTTTCTCAATTGAAGCTGGAGAGCGCCTGATGGCCAAGTTTGAAGTGATCGAGAGCCGCCATTGGCTCCAAGAGTCCACCGGGCGCACCGCCTCGATCTACGGCGCATTGCCTGCGGGCGAGGGCTGGGAGATCGTCCAGCGCGGCTGGACCGTCCGCAACCCGCACACCGGCCAAGTTGGCATTGGTCGCCAGCCTTGGGCCACCAAGGCTGAAGCCGAAGATTACGCGGCCAAGGTTGCACCCCTCAAGATCGGATATGGAGACTAAACCCGTGGCCAGACCCAAGACCAACTGGAAGCCCATCCTCGTGCGCTTCCGTCCCGAGATCCTCGCCAAGCTCGACGCTTGGCCGGGGCCCGCGACGCGAGTCGACAAGATCCACGCTCTTCTTGCCATGGGGCTTGAAGCCGCCAGCCAAAAGGAGGACAATTCGCCACCCGAAACTTGAGGGAGACCCGCCCATGGCGGAAGACAAGAAGTGGCCGGGCTCCAGCAACCCGGCGCTGATGGAGGACATGGACTGCGTGTCCCCGCCCTCCGATAACTGGACGCCCCCGGACGGCTGGCCGGAATCGCTGAAACAGGCGTTTGCGTCGAAACGGGCCGACAAGGCCAAAAAGGAAGGGGAGGCCTAGGCCTCCCTTTTTGCTATTCGGACTCGGAGATCAGGCGCGGGGGCCTGCCCTTCTGGACGTTGTTGTCGCGGAACGACCACTTGTCCGCCAGCTTGCGGACCTCGTCGAAGGCCTTTTCGTTCTGGGTGTTGGACAAGACGATCTCCGGCGGAACCAGCCGGTTCGTCGGCCCCAGATAGCGCCCCACGGCCCGCTTGGCCGCTTCGTCTCGCGGCAGGTGCATGTAGTGGGATTCGAGGGTGTAGCCCGAGTCCTTGAACTTCTTCGCCAGCTTGACCGCCTTCTCCGGCGTCTTCATCGTGGCGTCGTGGACGAGGTTCAGGCCCTGTGCGTGGGCGAACTCGGTGATCATCTCGAAGATGTCAGACGACTCCTCGTGGACCTCGGCTGCGTTCCAGCCGTCATATTCCGGAAGGAGGCTCTTGATGTGATCGGCGTCGAGGACAAGATTCGTCTCACTGTCGACCATGCCGGACTTCGTGAACCACGACTTGCCGGATCCGCCCCGCCCGCCAAGGATCGTGAACCGTGGCTTTTCGCCGTCCTTCGGGCGCGCCCGCTCGACGGCCTCGGGGGAAAGGATGCCGGGGAAGAACCGCTTCTCCTTCTTGCCCGTGTCCTCGTTCATCACCTCGGCGGTGATCCCCTCCAGCAGGATCTTGTTGTGGAGCGCCTGACGTTCCGGGGTGTAGTTCCCGGCGGCGTCCTTGTATCGCTCGTTGGTCGGCTTGATCTTGTCCAGCTTGGCGATGGTCTCGCCCATCTTGGCCTCAGTGTCGGACGGGAAATGACTGAGGATCTGGGCAGGGGTCACGTCTTGCCTGTCATGGCTCTTTGCGAACGAGGCGGCGTCGAACTGGGCTGCGGGAATGTAGTCGCTTCCCCGGTGGTAGCCGCCGGAGACCTGTTTCCATGGGGCCGTGTGGGTCTTGCCGTCAGAGGTCCGAATCGTGGCCGTGTCGGCGGTGGAGTCGACGACCTCCCCGGAGACCTTCTTGCCGTCGATCACGGTCGAAACGCCAATGCCCACGTCGGAGTTGGCAGACGCCTTGGGTTTGTCCTTGGTCTCGCTCTTGGACGCACCACCTCCGCCAGACCCAAACTGGCCATTGGCCGCGCGCGGGTGGTCCTCTTCCCGGAAGTCGGCGTCCGCGAACCGCAGGCGCTGGGTTCTGGTCAGGCGGTTAAGGCGCTGATCAAGGCTGTCAGCAATGCGCAGAGCCCGGTCTAGCTTCGATGCAGGGTCAAGGCCCTTGGCCTTCTCCAATCGCGACAGGCGGCGCTCGACGCCAGACAGGGTCGAGAGAATGTGATCAACCTTCACGGCGGGTTGTCCTCTTGCGGGCGGCGCGGACGGCGTCGGTCAAAGCCTTGGGCTTGGGGGGCGCTGGCTCGCCCGGCGGCTCTTCGGGCTGGGGCGGTTCGTAGTTTTCAAGCGCCTGCCAGTCCAGTTCGAGCGGCGAATCAAACAGGAGCTTCAGGGAATTGAAATTGTCGCAGGCCCACTGGATCACACGGACCTTGTTCTCCGGATCCATCTGGGGAAGCAGGACCTCGACCATTGAGATCGTCGCCTCCATCTTGGCCTCGTCGACCTTGATCTTCTCGCTGTCGGGCTCTTCGAGGAGCGGTGGCCATTCGGCCTTGAAGCCGTTTCGCCACGCATAGAAGGCCTGCTTGTAGTCCTTCTTGCCGTATTCCTCGGGGAACCGAGCTTGGATCGTTTCGTAGAACTCCGGGTTCCACGCCCGATATTGGACGATGGTGTCCATGAAGTCGTATAGGTCTTGCATCCACTCGCGCAGGCCTTGGATATATTGGGCGACGTGCTTTGCGTCCTCCGTCCCCTCGCCGAAGCCCTCCGCGAAGGTCTCGGAGAGGAGGAGCTTGGACGGCGTCCCGGCGGCGGTGGCGATGTCCTCGATAATGTTCTTGCGCGCCATGCCGAACGCGCCGTCAAGGTTCTGGAGGTTCAGGCTCTGGATGTCCTCGCCCACGGCGATGGAGATCACGTTGCCGACCGAGGCCCCCTTGACCATGTCCCGCTTCTGGCCTGCAATGTTGGCCATGAGTTTGTCCACAGCGGACGATTGCTGGTCCAAGGTGGCGATCAAAACACCGGCCTTCAGGGCGATCATGTCGTTGGTGATCTGAGTGTTGATGAACGACTTCAGGGGATAGAGCGCCCGCTGGTAGACCGAGCGGCCAACGTATCCAAAGGCCGATTGGGTGTAGCCAATATAGATCGGATCTTCGTTCATGATCGTCACCGTCCGGGATGGGTGATATTCCACCCCTTGCACAGTGACGCCGTCCGACTTCTGAAAGTCGAAGGCGTTCGGATCCTGATTGAGCACCAGTGATCCGGCGGTGTTGAGCGGGTCGAAGACGTTGAAGGCGATCTTCTTGCCTGCCAGTTCTTCAAAGTTGACCGGGGATCCGGCCTGCACGCCCTCGACCAGCAGGGCCAGCGTCGAGACCCCATAGACCCGAGCCAGACGCGCCACGTTGAAGATCACGCGGGAAGCGTCGCAGGCCTTCCATTCGCGCTCGAAAGCCTCGACCAGAACGTCCTCCGGGCCGTCCGGGACGGCGATCTTGCGAGGTTTGAACTGGGCCATGGCGATGGGGAAGTCGGCCAGTTTTGCACCCATGGGGTGCCACGCATAAATTTCCTTGCAGAGTTGATAACTTACCTCGTCTCCGGGCTGTATGTCCGGAGCGACAAGCAGGGTCTGAAGAGCGTTGCCCGTGGTCGCGCCGTTGATCTGCAAGGTCGAAGTCATGGACTTTCCTCGATATTTCTAGCCAAGCGTCTTGCTTCGGCAGCGCGAAGTCGGCCTTCGCTCATTCGTTGTCTGGATTCGGGCGTGTGAACTCGGCCTTTGTTTCTTTGACTCGACTTAAGGCGCTCTTGTGGACGATTGGCCCGCTCTTTAGCGGCGGCGGAAAAGGTTTCCTTGATCTCGTCGGGATACTTTCGGCCTTTGCTCGCCGCGCTCAGTTTTGCCCTAGTTTCTTCGGAGGGAGAGCGCCCGCGATTTGCCGACCCAATCTTGTCCTTTGTTTCTTGAGAGAGAGCGCGGCCTTTTTGTCTGGCGCTGATCGCCAAACCAAACTCCACCGATCTTTTCCTCCCCGTGTTCGCAGCAACAATCTTCTGGATTGCCTCTGGAGAGGGGCGCTTGCCTTTTCCACTTTCGCTCAATTTTTTTTTGCATTCTTCAGAGCGTGGAATTCCACGCTTGGAAAGGGCGATCTTCTTCCGATGCTCCTCCGTGAACGCCGGAACGAATCCAGAGGTTCCCTCTCCGCCGTCTGTCATGTTGCAAAGCGGGCCAAGGCCTTTGCTCGTGCGACCAATGAGGAAGATCAAGTCCCGCTCAAGGTCAAACGCTTGTCGCTCGGAGAGATTCGCACAAACGATCTCGTGCTCCAGAGGCGAAGCGTCTTTGCGGTAAATTCTCGCCAGATGTTGGTTGGGGTGATTTTCACCCATGAGGTTGTGTCGATGCACTCGGTCCCCACGACCTTTGCCGATGTAGCAAGGGCGGTTGTCTGAGAGCCTTACGAGGGCATAAACATAGAAATCGTTCATTTGGCCGTTTCGCGTAGTCGTGATCAAAAACCGGACCTGTCCCCCAAGGACAGGGCGATAGCATAACAGAAGCAGTCGAGAAGGTCATCTGCGCGACGAGCAGCGTCCTTGTCCCCGATCCGGAAAGACGTCACTTGGCTGACCAAGTGGTTCCTTGTGGTTCCCTTATACATGAAAACCTTGTCGTAGGCGTAGCGAGCAAGTTTAACCTCTCCCCGGTGGAAATATCCCGAAACAGAGATGGCCCGCTCGTCCTTCCCCATTGCCGTCAGCTTGGAGTCAATGGCGTGGACCGCAAGGCGGCGCTTGCGCGCCTGCTGGATCAGGATGATGCCGCTCGACTTGTCTTCAATGAAGGATCCGACAAAGCCCCGCCGGGCTCCGCACTGAGCCGCCAGTTCCTCGCCCCGTTGCTGCACAGACGGAAGCCAGTCTTCCAGCGACGCGCCCTCGATCTGGCGAATGTCGTAGTCGAGCAGGATCAGGGGCGTCCCCACATACTGGTTGCGCGCACACCAGAGGACACCCGTCCCATCGTTGTTGGTCCCGGTCTTCGAGGCCGTGTCGATCACGGCGAAGATCGCGTCGCAGTGTGCTGGAGCCTCGACCGGGTGTCCGTCGACCAACCACTTGCCCAGATCGAAAAAGGCCACTCCTGACCAGTCCACGAACTCTGCTGCGTATTCCTGCGCAAAGACCATGGGAAGTTCTCGCGCCCGGAGATCGTCGAAGATCGCCTGACGCCGGGGGATCCACTCCTCTTCGGTCTCGCCGGGGAGCCGGGACGGAATCGTGGGGTTGTTCCAACTTGGGGCGTGATATTCAATGAAGCCGTGCTTGGGCTCGTTGCAGATTTGCCAGAAGAAGTTTTCCGGATCCACGCCGTTGGTGTTGGAGGTCACAAGGCACTGGCCCTGATAGTCGAGCAGGGTCGGCTTGATCGACCGTTCCCAGATGTCCAACATGTTGGATTTGGTGAACGCCGCCTCGTCGATGACCGAGCGGTGATATTTCCGGGAGCGCCCGGCCCGCTCGTTTTCGAGTGTCCAGAAGTCGATGCGCCCGCCGGTCTTGGTCCGGATCACGCCCTCGTTCTTCGAGGACGTCTTGATGATCGGCTCAAGGATGTCGTAGATCTCGGCATAGGCCTCGGACAGGGTCTTGTAGTCCGGGGCGAACCAGCCGCCCAGAAGACCTCTGGCCGCTGCGGAGCAGATCCACGTTTCGTCGAACATGGTCTTGCCCCAGCGTCGCCCGCAGCGGACGGCCTTGAAGCGTCCCCCAGCGTTGCGGTCCCAGTCCCCGCCCCTTCTGTCTTTCTTTAGCTGATAGGCCCGGATCTGGTCGTCGTGTAACACCGGCAGTGAAACCGTGACCTTGGTCACTCGGGCAAGCCCCCGGTAATGTTCAGGTCCAGCGAGTTGTCGTCGGCCTTGGACACCTGATCGCCGTAGCGGTTGCGGTCCCACTTGGACAGGAGTTTCAGGCGCGTTTCGATCCGGAGCTTGGACCTCTGGACGTGCTCGTTGTTGAAGGTCTCGACGACCGTCCCGTTCTTGAGTTCGCGGCTGGCGAAGTCGTTTGAGGTGTCATCGGCGATGTCAAGGCACTCTTCAGCCATGGCGTCGAAGCCAATAGATTTGGCGCGTGCGACCCGTTCGGCAAAACCGGGGATGTCTCTCTCCCAGTCGTAGATCGTGGTCCGTCCCGGCATGCCCTCGTCCCGGCAAATGGCCGTCATCGTTTCCCCCTGTGAGAGCCGGTTGAGAAACTCAGCCGCGACGCTCTCGCGATAGGAGGACTTGGGTCCCTTTTTCAGATGGGTCTCAGGAGGTTTGCGTGGAGTCGCCATGGTTTGCCCGTTGCAGGTCTCGCGAGCGACAGAATAACCCAAGCCAAGGGGGTTGGTCTACCGGGCCGTTTTGTGGTGGTTAATCCATTTTTGTTTTCCGGGGTCCTTTTGTAACTAATAATAATCCTACTTTTATATGGGGGGGTCAACAGGTTGAATTAGAAAATTAGTTTTATTACTACAAAAAGAAACAAAACGATCTATGCTTTGATTATAAATGGCTTTATTTTTTCGTAATTTTTCGCTCAACCCCGGCCCTTGGCCAGCGGCTAAAATCGCAACAACCCTAGCTTCCCTAACTACCCCTTGACTTAGATTGGCACTTTACTATTATCGTCTAAATTCACACCTTTCAGGGACCCTATGACCATAGCCCACACCAAACCAACCCCTTCGATTCCTCTCCCGCCCAAGGTGCGATTTCGACAGCCGGGCGAGCTTGCCCAGATCGTCCGCACCCTTGAGCCCGGCGAATCCATCTGGGTTGGCATGCATCACGCCAAGTGCCGAACCTTAGTCTTGACCCCAAAAGGCTGGATCAAGCAGCACCTGTCCGACCGAACCTTCGTCGTCCGTATTGAGCGCGACGGATCCCGCATCTGGAGAACCAAATAATGTCCTTCGACACCTGCCCCTCTTCTGTCGAGATCGCAAAACTTGAGATCGGCCAAAGCGTCCTCGTTTCCCGAGACGCAGAGACGCTCAAGACCCGTATTCACCAACGGAAGTCCTACGTCCAACGCCGCATCCCCGGCGCACAGTTCAACGTCGAGTCGACGCCGCACGGAACCTTGGTCACTCGCGTCGCGGTCCGGGACAAAGGACCAACGACCGCTTACGAATGGGTCATGGACATTGCCCGGCTGCGCGTCGACGAAGATTTTTATGTCTTCCGTCCGGCGCACGTGGTCAGACAGAAAATCAACCAGCCTACCGGCCACATCCGGTTCAAGGCCCCGCAAGCCACGTTCTCGGTCGAGGAGACCGAATTCGGCACACGCGTTGCGAGGCGAACGTGACCAAATACAAACAAAACCGCGACCTGACCCCAGACCAACTGGCCGAGGCCATCCTCGCCCTGTCCCCGGACGAGGCTCTGTTCACAAGCTGGCCCAAGACCACGGTCTACCGCCACGCCAAGCGTCTACGACCGGACGCCTGCTGGTCCGTCCGGGATGTGGGCGAGGAGACCATGCTCCTGTGGCGGTTGGATCCTCGCCGCAGCCCTTTGACGGACGTCTTGATCGGCATGGGGACGGGTGAAACCTTCTTCGCAGAAGGTTTCACCCG